TTTTTATTATTGGTTGTTTTCTTTTTTTTTTTTTAAAAAAAAAAAAAAAAAAAAAAAAAAAATATATAGAAGAGTATATATATAAAAAGAGTAAAAAAAATAAAAAAACCGACCCTTTTTCTTTATTTTAAACTGAACTCTACTTGATTTTAGTTTTTAAAAAAAGTCAAAAAGTTTTTTTTAATAATTTTAATTTGTTATTTAAAACTTTCTTATTAATAAATAAGAAAATGTCTACATTTCAAATTAATACATTAGGGGATTCCGTCCATAAAAAAATTGGTCGTCCTCAAAAAACAGATGAAGAAAAACAAGAAACTAAAGATAAGAGTCGGCGTAAACAATTACAGACTAATAAAGATTTATCTAAAAAATATAAGGACATGGGCTTAGATCTTAAAAGAGGTCGTTATTCAAAGGAACATAACTCATTAGAAAAACAAAAATTTTATGAAAAGTATAATATTATGGTGGCATAAAATTATTATTTTTAAATAACTATTTAAGAATAAAGTTGTATATAATAAATAAGATGAATTTGGAATATGTAGATGTATGCATCTACTGCGAGAAAGAGGTAATTGAATCTGATCCAAATTATTGTTGCCTTTGGTTGTCATTCGTTGATTATACAGGTTCTGATAATTTTACTTGTAAAGATTTTAAGCAAATGGTAGCAGGGAGTTACAAAGCTAAAAATTCAAAAAAGTCAATAAAAAAAGAAGATGCAGGTTATGAAAAACCTGATTATGGTTTTGATTTATTTTTAGAAAATTCTATAAGTTTAAAGTAATTTCCACACTCATAATTTTTAAAGCCCCGAAATTGATTTTTTGAGTGTGAATTTTATCTGAAGAATATTAGTATTAATCCACACCCCGAAGGTATTAACGAGGCTTGATTACATCCCAACGATCATTTAATGCACGTTTCGTCCAGTCTTTATAAAACCCTTTTGTATTTTTTGTGATATTAGCAATTTTTACAATTAATTCTTTTTTTGTATAATTTTTTTTAGGCATCATATGAGGGGGCAAAGGCACATTAAAAGCCGCATGGGCTTTTGGATCTGCTTTTGTCGTCCGTAAGTTAAGATCTTCGCACATCTTAACAAGTTCTTTTTTAAGGGTTGGTATAGACCTACATTTTCTTCTTTTATACTCAGAAATTTCCGCAATTAACTCTGCATTTGTTAGAGGTTTACTCATTTTAATATTAATACAATATTAAAATTTTAAAATTTTAAAAACAAAATAAAAACTGTTCTGCCTGTGTATTTAAAGTTGTTTTAAATTTAATTATTTTTCTACAGTTGCCTATTATTTTTTTTATATCTTCATACATATCATTTGGCATATGTAAACATATCCAAATTTTAGAATCTTTACTTTTTACCGTTTTGATTAAATGCACTATAGAATTATTAATAAAATCTTCGTAATTATCAGAAGTGTTATTATATTCTTCTAAAAGTTTAATTTTTCGTTTATCCCAAAATGGAGGGCTTGATAATACAAAATCAAAATCTAATTTATTAAGATTAACATTTTCTGATTTATTTATAATAATTTTGATATCTGATTCAGTCTTAAAATGTTTTATCATTTTGTTATAATTGTTTAATAATTTAGGATTGCTGTCAACTCCTATATAGTCTATATTCATAGACATAGCTGATATACATCTATCTCCCCAACCTGCATATGGATCTAAAACTTTTTTTGCACCGAAATATTTATATATCATTCCAGCAGTAACAGGTGGAAATTGAGAAGGAGCATGGTTCATAAAAACTATAGTAGTAAATAAATCGTGACTACTATTTTTAGAATTATATTCTCTAATTTTTACTTTATTAAGTTTCCAAAAATCAAAACACGATATTTTATTTTGCGAAGGTGTTTTAAGTCTTTCTTTTTGAAAAAAAATGTTACTACATTTCATACCAGTTCGTAGATATGGAAGAGTTTGACCCTCAGGTGCTCCGCACATAGTTTCTAATTTTGTTTTTAGTTTATAGTATTCTTCTAAGAGTTCCTCTTTATTATGTTTTCGCCAAGGGAATGTCATTTAATTTTAAAACAATATTAAATTATATTAATTTGTAAAATAACTATACTGTTTTGAATACTAATCTCGGTATAATTCCCATCATTACACTCACAAGTATAGTCTTTGTAAATTTCCTGATTGAGACTGCCGTTAAATTTCTTAAATATTTCGTTAGTTGAACAATTATGAACATTAAAAAAGCCATTTAATTCTATGGCTTTTTTAATAAGTTCCAGTTCAAACTCGTTCAATTGTAAAATTATTTTTTTAGATCTTGCAAGTATTTGATAATCTAAAGGTGATGTTCTGCTTATTTCAGTTTCAATATAGACGATATTACAAAGACTAGTTATAGTCTTGTAAATTTCTAAAATTTTATTAGATAATTCTAAGTATGTATTACAAATCATGCTTTCTTTTTGCTCGTCTAAGATACTTTGCAGTTCTTTTAATGCTTCCATTTTAATTTAAAATAAAAATAAAACTTTAAATAAAAAATGTTGAGTTAATATAAATATGTCCTTAAATCATCTAACTGATGATACGCCGATAAACCAATGGCTTAATATAGGGGCAAATTCTATCAGATGTAATACATTTGAATGTGATGAATGGTCAGGAGATTTAATACCTTCTGAAAATCTAACTTGGGATTTAGGAAGTCATGCTAAAAACTGGAGGCTTTTATATGCTGGTAAAGTAAAAGATTTGTCAGCTCCAGTAGAAGCACAAGATGCTATTAACTATGTTTCCGCACAAATTTTGACAACAGAAAATAGTGGACTTTTAACAGAAACAGTTACTGGGAATACATTTACATACACTGGAATAAATCCAGCACAAACTGAATATATTTTTGGGGGTATTGGAAGTGCTGGTCTATATGGGTTGGGTAATCTTCCCGCACAGAATATGTCTTGTTACGAATTTCAATATAATTTTGACACAAGTGGTATGAGCAGTACATTCATTGGATATCCTAAGATATTTATTGGAAGTGGAGTAACCCCAGTAGCGCAATCAACATGTGTTACGAATAATAATTCTATCATCAATATTAGTGGTGTCTTCCAAATTATGGCTGGTTTTGGGACGAATCAAACGATTGTAAATACTACTATCAATATATATTGTGTTGTTGGTGGGACGCCTACAACACAAACCAATAATTACCAATATCTAACTGCCGATACATCATCAAACTGTAATTTTGTTTTTAAAATGGCGGGTACTAATGCAGTTGGTCAAGCTACTTTAGTTAGAAAGCTTGGATACGTTAGGAATATTTACCAACCATCCGCTTTTCCCTAAAAATTTATTTATTTTTTTTTTAAATATTTTGTTAATATAAAATGTCTTTGAATAAATTCGTAGATACATCTTACAAAAATTGGTTGTCTATCGGCTGTAAAGATATTGTCTGTTCTGAATTAACTGTTGATGGGCAAAAGATACATCCAAATCCTCTAGTTTTTGGTACTACTTCGCCATTATATTCTGGTGCGATTTATCCTGCTACACAGCTTATTTTAAGTAACGCTAATACAGGAGTTGGTAGTATGACTTCTTTTGGATATAGTACAGGTGATCAATTAAGAATTATAAATCGTATTATCGTTAATTCTCCCACTGCGGTAAATAGTGTTAGCCTTTATTTTTTGCCTATGTTAGGGACTGAAATCGCAATACCATACAGTTCTTATAATACAAATACCAACATCGTCGTTGAAAGTATATATACATTTTCCACTACTACACAGGCTTATATGATATCTACCGTTTATCTACCAACTGATATTTTCAATACCAATCACGGTCTAATTGATTTTCCGTCTGTTGTACCATATGATCTTGAATTTGTAGCTATTTCTACCGCACCTTGTTCGTTAACTATGGTACAGACTACATGCGAGTTAATTTAATTTTTAATAAATTTTTTTAAAATATTTACAATAAATAAAAACAATCATGAGTTTGAACAAATTGACTTCAGACACGCCGATCAAAGAGTGGTTGCATATTGGAGCAGCCACAGTTAAATGTAATAGTTTAGATACTGCTGAAATACTAATTGACGGTTTTACAGTTCAACCAGAATTGTTGGAATTTTCTTCTAATTCTTCTGCTAATCCGATCAGTTCTATTTATCCTACAACTACCATTGTTGTTAGTCCTTTAAGTCTTGGTATTGGATCTATGAATTTGCCTTATGCTTTTGAAGCAAACAAACAGCTTAAAGTTGTAACGATTGGTCAAATTAATTCTGGTGGAGCAACTAATGTAATATCTTATAAAATTTTAGATAATGGAGTTTTGGTTAATAGCAATAACCTTAGTTCTACAACTTGGGCTGCTTGGGACAGTGTTAGATTTGAAAATATTTATGTGTTTATTAGTCCTACAATTGCACGATCATTTTGTTATTATCAGAAGAACAATGGTCAAATGATATGTTGGTCACAGGGAAATGTAACATTTGAATCTACCCCTACTCACCCACTTGATGTAGCTTTATCAGCCACAAGTGGGTGTGATTTTGCCCATTATCATACAAGTATTACTTATGCCTAAATTTAAATTTTTGCATTCTATATTTTTATTTAAATTAAATAAAAATTTAATACCGTGGAGTCGTGATAGATACAAACGATTGCGCTTCAAAAAATTTCTTGGTAAATCTCTCCATATTTTCAACATCGTATTCTTTACACGAAAAAACATCAATATAAGCACTATTATCTCCATCACAAAAATGCCCTGTAATATTTGATGTCTCAATTAATTGAACCATTGAATACCCACTTTTGTTATCATCGCCAAAATGAACTACATTACACGGTCCGAATCGTTTCATTTCTATTAGATCGCAAAGTTGAAGTACATAATCTTTTATATCATCTTTGTCTTTTATTTTACTATTGCATTTTTTCAAATCTAATGATGTACTCCATCCCCAAGGTACTTTACGAGCACCCGAAGGTATGTGCAATTTTCTAGTAAGTTGTTTAAACATTTATTTAATTATAGATAATATTTAAATAATAATAAATCGTTCTTAAGATGTTTTTTTTTGATCCTTTAAAATATTATCTGACTGGGAATGCAATAATGTTTTATGGATATTAGGTGGGGATATTTTAATAATAGATGTTATGTTATCTGTAACAATTGTTATTTTATCACCTTTATTTTTTTTTAAAAAATTTTTGAAGAAGATGCAAACCATTTAATATTAAAGAATTTTAAAATAAATATTAAATTTCTAAAATAAATATATACAAATATGAATTTTCTTTTCAATATCTTAAAAAATAAAGGGAAAAAAGGAAATTTGATTATGATTTTGGTATTTAATATTTAAAACCCCCTTACCAAAGGCAAAAATATTAATATTTATTAATCTCCATAGTAGGATATGATGTTTTACTCAGAAAAATGCTTTTATTTTAGATGCTGAAATGCCTTTCATAGTAAGATATGATGATTTACTCAGAAAAATATTAGATATTGTAATGAATCTAACTTTTCATATCTTTTATTTTAGAATTATTTTAATAAATCAATCCCATGTAATTTAATTGAGTTATAATTTTTACAGACTGTGGTATAATATGAGTTCTTTTTTTTTAATGGTATTTCCTGTTTGGTTTCTTTAATATCAAATATAGAGTAATATGGAATATAAGTATCTTCTTCTTTCTCTAAGCTTTGTCCCATTTATAATATAACTTATATTATAAAATTATCTCTTCTTTAAAATATAACCGTGATCTAAAGCTCTTAATAATTTAACCTGACTTTCAGCTTTCTTTCGTGAAGTGCATTTAGAATGAACTTCCCCAGTAGTAATATTAACCACTTTGTAACATTCTTTATTCCTGACTTTACGGATAGCATACATTTATATATAATAAGATAATAATTCCGGTTTTATTCTATTTTTAAATCGTCAACTAAAGTAGTTAACTTTGGTTGTTTAGGTATATTAATTCCGATAGAAGATAGACTGATTAAAATGTCTAACATTCTTGGGTCACTTGATGATGGATCAAAGTCAGCTAAAAAGCTTTTAACAAGGTCGTCTTTATCTTCTTTAAAATCTTCAGAGTTCATAATTTTAAAATAGTCGTTAGGGGTTAATCTAGGAAATTTTTTTTTAAATTCATCAATGAAATTGTAAAACTCAGCAAAGGTTGTTTTATCGTCTTCATCAACTTCTTCTTCAACTTCTGTAACATCTTGTCTATCTTCTTTTTCATCTAATGCATTTACATAATGGTTTAGATGTTCATTTTGTTTTTGACTCATTGCTTTTATTTATTATTAGAAAGATTTTAAATTAAAATAATTTAAAATAAATACTAGAATGATTTTATATTTTTCTATATTGGTTATTCATACTTGAGCTATGCTGGTACTTGGTTTCTGTCTTTTCTTGTTCTTTTGTTTTCTCCTCAATAGTAGGTTCATTTTTCAAATCGTCAGATATTTGTATGTGCCGAAGCATACTTGTGCTTATTTTTTTACCATCTGCATAATGTTTAAAAATACTATTAAAAAGTTTTGTAATATTGTTAGCATTGATAGGTTCTTTTCCATTATTCAAAGTAAAGAAATATCCTGATGTATTTATCTTAAACCATTTTGTGAGTAATTTTGATATTGGTTCTGAAATTTGTATTTCTTTTTTGCCAATCTTTTTCACATTTTTAAACGAATTTAACATAAATTTATATTTGTTTCCAGTTCTAATTAAATAATTTTTTTTATCTAAATCATCTTCTTCTAAATCATCGTAATCATCTTGAGTTACTACTTCACAATCAGCAACATTATTTCTCATTGGGTGAGCTACATATAGACGAAGTAATACATATTTTTGAACCAAACTATATTCAGTCTTTGTTAACTTATCTTTAGAAAATAATTTTTGAGTAGTTATGTCTGTTAACATTTTATTTAAAACCGTTTTTATATCATCAAATTCTAACCAGTTATCAGCTTGGGTTTCAGTCTTTCGTTGCGAATTTATTTCTTTATTAACATCAGTCATCAGAGACTTTAACAAAGTCTGATATTTCTCAATTAGCTTTGTATCTTTTTTTTCTTCTGAATCTAATGAAACCAATATACTTGTGAGCCTATTCTTCCTTGTATTTTTGTTTTTTATTTCGCTTAAACATTTCTGAATTTTGGGGAAATCATGGAGAAACTTTGTTTGAATCTGTTTATTTTTGTGATCAGAAAAGCACATATTATGAAGCATCCGTAAACTAATAATATATGAATCAATTGAAGAATCTGATAATTCAGGTCTTGATTTTTTCATAGCTTTTCTTAAATTTTCAGAAGGTTGTTTTACTTTTTTTGACATCTTTATTATATCTAAGAAAATAAAATATTGTTGTGAAAAATTATTAAAATTTTAGAAAAGTATTAACGACGAGACATACGACTAAGTCGCCCACCAGAAGTTCTACTACCTGCAGTTAGATTTGAAACTTCACCAGCAACATTTCCAACACCTCGTGCTAATGCACTATATTGAGGAGCTACTTTATCAAGAAGAGGAGCTACCATTTGTGCTCCTCGTGCAATACCTCCGCTCACTTTGTGGATAAACGATTTAAATCTTCCCATAAATCGCCCACCACCTCGTCGTCCTCCGCCATGAATTGAAGCATAGACCTCGTGAGAAAGTTCTTCAGCTGATTGATGAGCAGATAACACCATTGCCTCGCTAAAGTTTCCAATAGAACTACGACAGCCGTTTTCAAACACGCTCGTCGTGCCGGGCTGATCAAACACGACGAAGAACTCAAAATCTCCAGTTGTAGAAAGATTTTTAGCGGTTGCCTGTACTTGGATAGTGTATTGGCCTGCCACGCCAGCACATTCGTTCGCCTGAAGTCCGATGTCTTCACCGAATTCAACTGCGAAGACTGACCCACGGTATTTAGAATACTGAGCCCAAGAAAGATTAGAACCACAACGATGAGTAATACTGTACAATTCTTGATCACTTGCGGTAGCTAACAACCCACTCTGGTTATTCCAAAGAACATTAATATTAGAGAGTTTAGCATACGAATCACTAACAAGGTAGTTAGAAGCACTTCTTGCATGCCTTACGAATAAATACATCGCAGAAGGAATCATACTTAACTTGATACTGTCAGAAATTACAGTCTGTGTAGAACCAGCAACAAAACCAGTAATAGGTTTAATATATTGCTGAAGTTTTGAGTAACTGACCGTTTGCACCGTTGGAAGTGGCATCGTAATTTGGGGGGAGATGTAGTTAATAAGAATTTCAGGTGCCTGAGTAAATGTGACTGTTACGGTAGTAATTGCATTACCAAGGACAGAGTGGCAAAGAACACGATTAGTATTCGCAACAAAACGGAAACTTAGATTAAGTTGATTTATGTTAACAAAAGCTTCTTCATCCGACTGTCCAGATAAAAATGGAGATAAGAACAATGGTTCAACCACTTCACAGGTAAAACTAAGACCGTTTGGTGCGAGAACAATTGGGAAACCACCACGGGACATTTCACTACTATTTTCTCCGTAGTCTGCTAACGGATTTCTTCCACTGCCGTATGTAGCCCAGTCTTGGTAGGCCTGATATTGATCAGGCATTCCCGGAGAAGTTGAAATAGCACCATTACGATCTTCAACGGTATTATTGAAGGTCATCATAGCATTCATAAAATCAGAAGTATTTTGAGATAAAGTTTCACCGTTTACCTGCACCGTCAGGCTCTCCGTGATCGCAGAAATAGGATACTGGCGAAGGGCGTCGTTTGTGCCAATTTGCATCACGGCATCAGTTTCAACTTTGAGATACATTTTAATTCGCACATCTCTGTCCACTAAAGTTTGAGTAGAAGGTGGGTTAATACTAAAACTTGCTTGGATTATTGGTTGACCAACCGATCCCCAAGAGTTAGAACTAAAAACTTGCTGTGTTACACGAGAACCTCCCTGCTTGACCAGATGAGTCTTAAATTGATCACTAGTAATATTAGAACGAGGGTATAAAATCTTTGTAAGATTAGACATTTATTATATAACAAATATTATAATTTTTTTTTTAATTTTTTGCGAAAATTAAAGAAATTTATTTTAAAATTATCTTATTCAAAACCAAAAGGAATCAAACTATCTTTTATAAAAACTCTCAAATCACTTTCATTTTTATAACTAAAAGTATATGGAATTAGTATTACAGAAATTTCATGATCTTTACAAAGTTTTAATTTAAGTCTATCAAGTTTTTGACGATTTATAAAATCTTCTGGTGTTTTGTGAAAATGTTCTAGAAATTCATAATGCTGTTGTCCTTGATATTCAAAAGCTAGTTTTAAATCGTCACAATAGCCATCTAGTTCTAAGTTACAATTAGTTTCGGGATTCTTGAGAAAGTCTGGTCTGATTGATGGGAAAAATAAGCCAGTTAATTCTTCAAATATAGAGCGAGTTAATTTTTCTGAGCGAGAATGAGAACAATTAGGACACCATTTTTTATTATTTTTTATATGAGTAAAAATAGCATTCCAAATGTGTCCTTTAGAACATTTCCAACTCATTTTAGTATAACAATTATTGTACTTTTCTGATAAACATTCTCCTCCTTTATTTTTAGCAAATAATTGGCATTCTTCTATAGTTAATTTTTTATTATTATATGAACATTCTACGCACCAAGTTTTATTATTCTTTATATTAGAAAAATGAGCATACCATATATGACCTTCTTTACATTTCCATTTCATTTTTTCTTCATGTTTGATATATTCTTCAGATAAACATTCTCCACCTTTATTTTTAGCAAATAATTGGCATTCTTCTATAGTTAATTTTTTATTACCAGAACAGTCTGGACACCAACTTTTGTTATTTTTTATATGGTTAAAACAAGCACTCCAAATATGCTCCTCTTTACAACTCCATTTCATTTTCTCTTTATTACCATTATACTCTTCTGACAAACATTTTCCCCCTCTTTCTACCGCAATATTCTGACAATCCAACAAAGTTAATTTCTTAACCATTTCTTCTATATTTTTTTATTTTAAATCCATTATTCAATTGTTTTTATCTTATTCCATAGCCATTTGTATCAATGTTATTCATATTTTCAAAAGTTTTTTTAACAAAAATTAATTTAATGTAAGCGATTTGATTTGGGGCTATTTGAATTATTTCAGAAGCATTTTCTCTGTTAAACCATCTGATTTGACAGTCTATATCAGTTAATGGATAAGATGAATTTAAATTGCACAAACGGATAGGAGCTTTACTTACATAATTATAATATCCTATTCTATTTTCTGATTGAAGAGAAACAAAATCTCCAAGAACTAATATTGTTTCATTGTTTTGTGTGCCAATTAATTCCCCAGCCACAGGTACTTGATTAGTAGAAATTATAACTGAATAAAGACTGCTCCAATTGCTGAGATCGTTATTAGACTGTGTTAAAGCATAATATGTGTTTCCAAGCCGATTATATGAAGGCATATGAGAATTATAAATAAATCTAACAAAATTTGGAGTTGCGAAAAAAGCATCAATACTTGTTAAAAAATGAAAAAGTTGTTCATTACAACACACGAAAGAGTTATTGAGATAATACCAGTCTTGAATGTTCAAAGTTATACGGTTATTATCTAATGTAATAAAAGGCTGTTCAGTAGCTAAGAACAAAGGTTTTGCGATCTGCATGTTAATATATAAAGTTTTTAATGCATTGTTCATACTTTTAATAAATGAACTATAAGAATAGACTGATTGGAACACTGGACTTGTATTAGCCGTTTCTGGTACATAAAGCAATATAGTTGTTAAAGTTAAATTGTCATATTCTAGGGAAAAACTATAGCGGTTATCTACAAACGAAAATAGCGGAACCGCATATAATGGTATAGAAAAATCTAATACCCCAAGGTAATAATCCGACGGATTGTTTAGAACCGTATCAACACGATTTACATCAAAAACGGCTCTGGTATTTGCATTTGGTTCACCCTTTATCTGAATATCGTATATTATATTCTCACCATCTAATTTATTTGGTAAAAGAAGAGACATTTTATATTAGGTAAATATAAAATTTTAAATCCTATTTCAATTTCTAATAACCTTCTAATCGCAAAGCTATTTTTTTAAGGAACTGGATCTTCATTGTAGCCGAATCGTTCAAATTCAAATAAATATTGTAAAAATTACCACTAGAATCAACCCATTTAAATTCACAGTCCATTTGTGTCATAGGATAATCTGATAAAAGATCCATGTAACGAGGTGGTCCTTGCAAAAAGAATGTAATACGACCTTTATCGGGTATGCCCGTTACATTGAAGTCAAAAAGGATACGACGAGTAATATCTTCCTGTGCACCTACTAACTCTTGTCTAACGGGAATTGAATTAGATAGGATTACGATACGATTTATTTCCGACCATAACTCTAACGAAGGTTGACTCTGCCTCATAAATAAATATGGCTTCAAATTATAGATATATGAGTTATTAAAATTATACTGAACAATGACTTGAGTAAAAGATGGACTGAGGAAATAGTCTTGTACATTAGTGAATAAAACAAACAGGTCAGCAGAATAAATAATCTTAATCGGATTCGGTAGAGAATTTTCATATCCAGCAGTTTCAGCATTTAGATCAAATAATGATGTTGTTGCATCGTAAGTTACAAATGGTGGATCATAAGGAATAGCAGTTGGATCTAATATATCTAAGGCCGCTTTTGCGGATACAAAAGCCGTATTAAGACTGTTAACAATTTCTTGATATTCATATACTGGCAATTTTGGAGCATACACATTTATAACATTGTTTGGGATATAAATTAACGGTTGAGAAACAGAAAAAGCACCTCTTTCTAATTTAATAGAAAATGAATAATTATTAAAAAATAAAATAGGAATATTTATAGAAGGTAATTGAAACCGAACACAGCACATATTATAATCGCTTGGTTTTGTTAGAACTGCTGAAACTCGGTTTTCACTGAATTTTGCGATCTTACCTGTTGGTTCATCTGTGTTAACTATATTTATATTATAATACACGATGTCACCATCATCGTTCATTGTGCTAGATTTACCTTTGGAAAGTTGCAATGCTGATAAATTTAAAGCATTCATACTAGGAGTCTTATTTAAATCATAAGGCTGTTGTTGAATGTACATTTTATTATATTACAAGATAATTTAAAAATTAACTAAATAAAATAGTTAAAGCAGTAATTATATAATCTGGACTATTTTTACCACTCTTAAACATATTAATAAAATGTTTCATTGGTATCTCTCTAAATCTTACTCTTAAACCTGACCATCTGCCACAGGTGTTAATATGACTATCATCCTTTTGAATTTGTTGTAAATTAACTTCTACTTTATAATTACTTTTATTTAGAAGATTAGAAAGATGAGCTATTGCAACTCCTCCATGTCTTTTTTTATTATAATCAGAAAATTCTAATTCGTGATCTAAGCCGACTCCTAAACTATCAAAAATCTCAATTGTATTTTTTTGTTTTATTATACTTGCCCAGTGACCACTGGTTTTTGTTTGCTGATATAAAATTATAACTGCTCCGAAAGGTTCTAACACTTCATCAATCGTATTAAAATTTTCAAGGTCTGAATAAGACAAGACTTTAACCTTATTATCTGTTAAATTAAGAAGATCAAAATCGGACAAAGAATAATTTTCAGAATTTTTTATGACATTATCAATGTTGTCGTGAAACATATTTATAGTATATCAAGAATTTATTTTTTACGATATGTTTTACTTGCACCTACCATACATTGTTTTAAAGATAGTTTGGGGTGTGCCTTTCTATAGGCTTGTAAATGTAAAAACCAAGGTTTTAATTTAGTTGGTACTGGCATTTTTATTATAAAACAATATAATAAAAAAATTTAATTAATTAATTTCCAACTTTACTTACATTACACATCTTACAGGCAATCACACAATTAGATTTAATATGCCCTAGAGAATTATCTAATCTTTCTATAGTTGCTAAATCATCTTGATAAATTTTATACTGTAATTCAACTGAACAGTAATAACAGTTTGGGTATTCTTCTACTAAATTTTTACAAAAACACTTATCAATAAAATTTATTATGTCAAACCGATTAGATTTTTTATCTGATTTTTTTGAATTTATAATCCAATTTTTAATTGTTATTTTTATTGGATCTTTACAGTCTTTACATTTTGATCTTTCTCTTTTATGTTCACAAATTGAAGCACCTCCGCAGTCTTTACAGTGTGATCTTTGTCTTTTATGTTCACAAATTGAAGCACCTCCGCATTCTTTACATTGTGATCTTATTCTATCGTGTTCACAAATTGAAGCACCTCCGCAGTCTTTACATTTTGATTTTTTTTTACCGTGTTCGCATTTATTTTTATTAATAAAATTAATATTCTTAATATTACATTCTATACATAATTTCATATAAGAATCGTCTCTCTTTTTATTAAATTTATCAAATGTCAAATTCATTTTACAGCGATTACATTTTTTTCTTTCAACTTCCATCATTATAGTTTATTGTAGTTTTTATTTCTTTATATTCAATTTTAATTTCATTGTAAATAATCATCTTTAATTTTATAACATTGTTTTGCAGATATAACATATGGACAAAAAGATTTATTGATAGTAACCCATCTTGAATTTTTGCTTAAACTTAAAAATTTCTTAATTTGAGTTGAATCAAACCCCATATGTTTTTTTAAATATTCCCTGATATGAAAAGTTGTTCCTGCATGAGATGGAAAAACAGTTATTGAAGTAGCTTCATTAAGTAAAGTCCGAGTTTTAGCATAATTAGAAAGTTGATGAGAGGTTGAAATAATAGTTAAATCAAAATGTCTTCCTGTTTCTAACAAATTTTCTCTTAACATATATATCGCATGTCTACATTTATTATTTTTTATCTTGTCACAATCATCAAAGATGATAATTGAACCTTCTTCAAACTCTGATGGATCATAAGGTTCTTCATAACAAATAGAGTCATCTACATCTACACGGTAAATTCTATCAGTAAATCTATCATCTAATACTTTATCAAATGTAACAGAACTAAAGATATAAATGGTTGTATCGTTTCTTTTTGGTTCTTTTAAAAACTGGGTTATAAAATCTGCTACATACGTAGATTTACCTGAACCTGATGGTCCAGCAATATATAATCTTTCATTTTGATTTTTTCTAAACTGAGGAGTAGGCACAAAATACTCTTTATTTTTTAATATTATTTCTTCTTCACCTACAGCACCCGAAGGTGTAGTATCAATAAATAAAGATTTTTTTATTTTTTTATCTAAACCTGCTTTAATGTTTGCAATTTTAAAAATTTTATCATTATTTTCATATGATGTCCTTCCGTTTACTTTCAACATATTTATATAAGTAAATATTTTTTAACTTTACATAATATAAAATGAATCATATTGAACAAGATCATGCAATTTGCCCAACATTAGGTATGCTAGTATCGCCTGAATACAGTAACATTAGTGGAGTTGTTCATCTTAATCAATTAAGGAATGAAAATATTATGGTAGAAGGAATTAATCAGGTTAGTTATCCTCTTGGTTTTACAAAACCGTATTTTAAGTCAGAATTAGAACAGGAAATTGACAAAAGAAATACAAAATCAGAATCCGACTATTTGGAAAGTATTCGTGCAGGACTTGGGCCTCTTAATGCATATAACCAAAACAACTCTTACCCAACTAATTATGACTGGTCGTCTGAACAAAATAAAAATTTAAATCTATCTTTAAATAATGTGCCATATATATACTCTGGAAGTTGGAGTAATCAAAATATCAGTAGATCTGACTATACTACGGCAATGGGAAATCAGATGTTACAAATGGAGATGTTAGCAAGAGGTAATCGTTTATATTAATTTATAATCATATTTATTTTATATTTACATAATATAAAATCATGAGTCTTAATAAATTCGGCAATGTCAATACTGGTTATGACATCAATTTAGATATCGGTGGTGAAAATTTAAAAATTAAAAATTTAATTGTAACTAACCCTGTGCCAAATATTGGAGTGGATAATTTAACAATTAACGATAGTCTAACTATTGTGTGCGACGATATTTCTACATATGACCTTGTAACATCTAATAATGGAAATAACAATGATGTTCTTACAACTGATGGAAATGGAACAACTTATTGGTCTCCTATACCAACACCGCCTCCAACTGGAGATATGTTTTATACTGGTTCTACTCCAGCTTTGAATAAAATTTATAAAGCGGGTACAAATGATGGTAAATCAGCAGTAGATAGTTCTATATCTGATAACGGTTCTTTAGTTGATTTTACCGGCTTGAATGGTTTAATTAGCAATAAAGTAGCAATTAACGGTGGAAGTAATCAGCAATATTTAATGGCTGATGGCACTTTATTATCGTCGTCAGGAAATGCCGGTAATGCTAACTTCTATTTATACGATAATACTAATGGATTAAGTGTCCCGCCACCCGCAAACGGTCACGTTTCGTATAACAATGCTACTTTGGCAAACACAACTATGGTGTATATTTCACATTTAACTAGAGATAATATTGACATTGATGTTTATTTTACTTTAGTTACAACTTTAGACGATTTATATTTACAAGATCAAAATAATTCTGTTAATTTTGCTAAATTTAATATAATTGGTGCACCTATACTGTTACCTAATTCATATATCAGTATTCCCGTAATTCAAAGTGCTTTTGGCGGTAATGGTAATATCGCTTTCGGTTCAAATCATGATATACTTGTTAGTTTTTTTACGAATCTTTCAGAAGTCAATCTAAGATTAAGTTTGTTAGAAACAAAGACCCAAAACCAGATCGGTGTTCCACTTATCACTTCTTTTACAGGAGATGTTAGATCTGATACTTTATCGTTAACTTCTTTAACAACTAATATTTTATTAGGAAATGGGACTACTATTCCGCAATATACTATAGCAGGAGTTGGTTTAGGTAGTAATTTAATTGATAATGGAATTGGGCAAAATTTCACAACAAAAGGGATAATAGCAGGATCGGGTATTACATTATCATCAGTTGGCAATGATATACAAATAACTAATAGCAACCCTGCATCGTCTATTAGTTTAACGAATGTAGGCACTAATAGTTTAATAGCAAGTAATATAAACCCCGCCTTTACGACTAAAGGACTTATAGCGGGTAGCAATATAACTATAAATTCAAGTGCTACCGATCTGACAATAAATTCTATAATCCCTATTACAACATCAGTATATACACATATTCCATTTTCTATTGGGACAGAAAGCACACTATTAAATGGTAATTCTTATTTCAATATGGGTATGATAGATAAAAATATAACAATATCATCAATAAAATTTTTTATAACAGACCCGTATATATCAGGTTCACCAATGCTTGCCAATTTTGGACTATTTAGAGGTGTTTTATCAACTGGTAGTGTTTTAGTCGGGCAGGCATCAGTAAATATTTTAACATCTGATTTTAATTTAAAATCGGTAAATTTTGTAGCACAACCACTTCAAAATTTAAATTTCGTAGCCGGTGAAATTATATTTGTGGGTCATTGTTTTAATAATTTAGCAATTCAAACATTTATAAGCACAGCAACCGGAGATTTAGATACAACATTTTCAGTAGCAACAAATTATACGGCAGGATTTCCAGCAACTTTAACAACGGCATTATCAAGAGTGTCAACAAATATACATTTATGCTGTTCTTTCTTTTCTTAACTTTTAAAAAATTCCATAAAACATTTATAAATTATTTTTAAATCAATTTAAAAATAATATCTTTATATAAATAAATGCAAACGAATCAGAATCTCCAAAATGCAATCACAGAATACAACATGGAACTAGAAAAATACAATGTAAAACAAACCAAAATTTCGGGCACAAAAATCAGAGGACTTTTGATGCAAATTAATAAGCTTACGAAAGAGGCGAGAAAAGAAATTCTTGAAGCTCAAAAAGCAGTTCCTAAAAAACCAAGAGCTAAAAAAGAGACCGTGGCAAAGGAAGATGATGAACTTGTTGAAAAAGTAGTTGCACCAACTCCACCTGTTAAAGCTGTTAAATCTACTAAATCTAAGAAAAAAATCTAAATTGTCATAACAATATTTTAAAAATAATTTTTTTTAAAATATTATATATATATAAATGGAGACAATAATTACAAAAGCAAGTGCATTGAAAAAAATTAAAGATCTTGGTATTTACGAAAAAAAACATTTCTCTATGAAGATGGTTGATCTAAGACAAATTATTCAAGATAAATTAGATTTAGATTCACCACCACCTCCTCCTAAAAAAGTTCTTATTGAAGAGCCTGTTTTTGAAAATGAAGAAGTTAAAGATGAATACGAAAAATTAACAAAACATCAGAAAACAAAGGTCAAAAAAGAAAAAATCGTTAAAGAACTATTAGCTAAACCATTATATGAATATAATAAACCTGTTATTATTGTAGAAGATAATTATACTGGCAAACCACCTTCTAAACATCAACTAAAAATTCAAATGCAAAAAAAACTTGAAGAACAAAAACTAGAAGAAATTAAACTTGTTCCAAAAGAAAAAGGATATAAATTACAAAAAATTATTAAACCAAAGATTGATTATAAGAAAGCTATTCAGTCTGTTATTAAAAAATTGAATGACGATATTATTGAACTACTTCACGATTTTGATACTGAAAAATTATCTGATACTGATAAAACTATTATTGATGTTGAATACCAAAAAATTCTAGATAGTGCATACTCTGTTTTAGAAAAAGAGTTAGAAGAAGTTGAGGACGAAAATTATATTAAACTAATTGAACGAAAAATTAAAATAATTGATGATCGTGTTCAACTTTTCCTTGAGGATTAAAAAATTGAATTTAAAGATTTAATACTAACAATAAATTACAATGACTGATAATGTTGAAAGAAAAAAATGTAATAGATGCAAAATGAATATGACTTTAGAAAAATTTAAAAAAAAGAGAGATGATTCTTATCAAAAAATTTGTATTGAATGTAATATTAAAGCTGTTAAACATAGTAATAAAAATAAATGTGAACATAATAGACGAAAATCAATTTGTAAAGACTGCGGAGGTAGTCAAATTTGCGAACATAATAGACAAAAATTAAATTGTAAAGACTGTGGAGGTAGTCAAATTTGTGAACATAATAGACAAAAATCAACATGTAAAGACTGCGGAGGTAGTTCAATATGTGAACATAATAGACAAAAATCAACATGTAAAGACTGCGGAGGTAGTCAAATTTGCGAACACGGTAAAAAAAAAACACACTGTAAAGACTGCGGAGGTAGTCAAATATGTGAACATAATAGACAAAAAACACACTGTAAAGACTGCGGAGGTAGTCAAATTTGCGAACATAATATACATAAATCATCATGTAAAGACTGCGGAGGTAGTCAAATTTGTGAACATAATAGACGAAAATCAATTTGTAAAATATGTGATTTTCCAAGTTATTTATCTGGTATAGTTAGAAAAAGAATTAGACATTCTCTAAAATCAAACAAAGAACTATCTTCAAAAGAATATTTAGGGTGTAATATAGACGAATTTAAAAATCATATAGAAAAGACTTTTGAAGAAGGTATGAACTGGGATAATTATGGAGAATGGCATATAGACCATATTATACCCATTAAATATAAAGAAGACGGTAAAATAGCAGATTTAGAAGAAGTTATTAAACGATTACATTATACTAACACACAGTCATTATGGGCTTCTGATAATATAGCTAAAGGTAATAGATTTATCGGTAAATAAATGAAAATTTTTAATATATTATTAGATATTAAAAATGAACGGAATAAGTATTGAACCAATTGCTCCAGTTACATCTTCACCAAGAAATTCAAATAACAAAAACGAATGGAAGAGTTGCTGTCTAACTGTTAATCCGTCTGCAGTGAAATACTTCATTCAGGTCGGTATCTTAGCATCTTTAATTGTATATTCTGCTACAATGTTGATAGTTGATAATAGATGTGAAAGCCAAAGAAATTATGGAAGCCTATTAATGGTTACGTTAGGTGTTTTTTTACCACAACCAAAGATGAATTAAAATTTGGATGATGAATTAATTTTTAAATATATTTACAATAATATAAATGAGTGCTGTTAATAATTATTCAATGATGAAAATTCCACAGTTAAAATTAGAACTCAAAAAATACGGTCTTCAAATATCAGGTAATAAAGCTATATTAGTTAGTAGAATTACTGAATTTTTAAATCCACCAAAATTTCATAGAGATGAAAGTAAATCTAATTCTCGTTCAAATCGTGGTCAATCTCAAAAACAAATTATTAATATTTATACTGATGGTTCAAAAGTTGATTCTTCTGTTTCCGATGGTGCTAAAAATATTTATATCGGAAGACCAAGTGTTCCTTTTTTACCTTCTGGTAACAATCCTAGTGCTATTTCAACTGTATCAAGATTTCCTACTGTTATGCCTGTAAAACCTGTATTTTTTAAACCTTCTGAAGAAAAGAAACAAGAAATTATTACTGGTATACCAAGTTCTTCAAGTTCTTCTTCTTCAAGTTCTTCTTCTTCAAGTGGTATGATAGGAGATGAAGAAGAAGAAGAAAAAGTTTTAGAAAGACCAGCACCTAAGAAATTAGTTATGTCTTCTGCATTTACTAATAAATTAAATAAAGCATTGGGAGCAAATTTACCAACCACTTCTCAAACATTATCTTCATCTATCCCATTACCTCAAAATGTTGTTTTACCAACTCCTAGTCTAAATATTCAGGCTTACATGGATTCTCGTAAAAAAGCAGAAGCAACCCCCAAATTTAACATTATGGATTACATAGATGATAGGATAGCCAAAGCCGAAGCAGGTAACTCAGATTTAGTAAATCCTCCTCCTCCTCCTCCTCTTGATCTAAATGTACCAAAAAAAAACTCCAAATTTTGAATAAAAATCAAGAACAAGTTTATAAATACATAATGAAAAATATAGTCAAACCTCCTAATTTAACACCTGAAGAATTAAAAACAATTATAAACGAAACTTTAATTCAACTTGATGTACCAAATACATGGTCTAAAAATGATTCAAAATTGGCTCTTAAATCAATGCAAAAGACATTCAAAAAATATGATTAATACTAATATTCTTCAGACCCAACCAACATTAATGTTGGTTGGGGCAACTTTAAAAATTATGAGTGTGGAAATTAATACTAATATTCTTCAGATAAAATTCACACTCAAAAAATCAATGTCGGGGCAACTTTAAAAATTATGAGTGTGGAAATTAATACTAATATTCTTCAGATAAAATTCACACTCAAAAAATCAATGTCGGAGCAACTTTAAAAATTATGAGTGTGGAAATTAATACTAATATTCTTCAGATAAAATTCACACTCAAAAAATCAATGTCGGGGCAGACTTAAAAATTATGAGTGTGGAAATTAATACTAATATTCTTCAGATAAAATTCACACTCAAAAAATCAATGTCGGAGCAGACTTAAAAATTATGAGTGTGGAAATTAATTTTTAGATTTAATATTTAAAAACTTTAGATTTAAAAATTAGTTTTAATTTAAATTAAAGATGAAGGTTCTTGTTTTTGATAATGAGACCACTGGTCTTTTACCTAAATGCATACTTTCAAAAGATAATTTAAATCAATTTCCTCATATTCTTCAGATTTCTTGGGTAGTATATGATTTAACTAAAAATAGAACTCACTCTGTTAGCAATCATATTTTAAAAACAAATGTGAAAATAACTAATAGTCATATTCACGGTATTACTAACGATATTTGTTTAGAAAAAGGAATTTGCCCTATTGATGCCTTGAATTTTTTTATTGATGATTGTAATATATCTGACCTCCTAATAGCACATAATATTAACTTTGATCTAACTGTTATCAAAGCAAATTTAATAAGATACAATATGTCTTCTAAAATTAATTTTTTAGAAGAAATGTCTAAGCATTGCACCATGGAATCTTCTAAATATTTAGTTAATGCAAGATTTCCAAATGGAGGTATCAAGTGGTGTAAATTACAGGATCTATTTTTTAAATTATTTGGTTATAATTTTAAATCTGCTCATAACTCCTTATATGATGTTGTAGCCACTTTGAAATGCTACCTTTTTTACGAACACGGTATTAATTTAAAACAAGATTTAATTTAAATAAAATATTACATATAATAAATGATTGATCTTATACAATTATTAGACACTATTATTAAAGCTATGGTAACAGTGGAAAAAATGCTAACATTAGACGGGGAAGGTAAAAAAAATGCAGTAATCACATACATGCAAGAAAATTTTCAGATGTATGAAAAATACCAACATATAATTCCTGTGGTTATTGAACTAGTTATTCTTATATCGCGACAAAAAAGAATCGCAGTTAATCTAAAAAAAATTAGCTGTTTTTAAATTTATAAATTAAACATTAATTTATAAAAAGAATGTGCATATACAACTCACGTCCTATTCTATATCGGTTTTTGATTGAAGATTTGTATGATATTTTTTATAAAAAGGTTCAGTCTTATCTTAGATTAAAAACTCTAAAGTCAATATCGTCTTGTATATCGGTATTTTATCACAATAAATATAAACTAACCGACGAGGACAAAATAGATAGCACAAAGATGTTTTTAAAAAGTTTCAAAGAAAACGATGATTTGTCTTATGTAGTTAATGAAGCTTGGATTCCTATCCGTGACCAATTTTATAAAACAATGGTTAAAATTTTAGAGGATTACGAATTAAAATTGTATGATAATAGATTTATGGTAGAGGATATTACAGTCTGAAAATTTATGTTTGAACGATTTTGAAGGTATATACATTCAAAATATTTTAGAGTTTTAAAAAATTAATATGTTTTTTTGTTTTTTTATGCTGTAATAAGCTACTTTTGTTAACTTCAGACCCACATTCACAAACTACTTTTTCTGCATTATATTCTGCTATAACTTCTTTATTATTTTGATAATTTTCTGCTAGTTTTTCTAATATAACTTCTTTATTATTTTGATAATATTCTGCTCTATGTTCTGCTATTTTTTCTTTATTATTTTGATAATATTCTGAACTCGTTTGAGTTGGTATATTTTTATTTAACGAACTGTTTAAAGTTTCAATCCAATATCTTTCTCTCATTTCTAAATCTCTTTTATCTTTTGCTTCATACTGTTCTATTTGTAACATAGACCAATTACCCCAGTTTCCATGGTCTCTTATAAATTTATATACCCTACAATTAAATTGTTTAGTTTTTTCATTATTGCAACATAGTTTATGCTGAGCTCGTCTTCTATTAAAATTTGTTGTTGATCCAATATAAATATCAGTAATATTTAAATCGTTACAACATAGTTTATAAATAATTGACTCATTATATTTAACCATTTCTTTCTTATTGTTTCTTTTTCTTTAAATGTCAATTTTTTAATGTTTCCTCCACACATATAATAATTCAAAGCTATTTTTTTTATTTTTATCCTGTACCATATGTCGTTTCATTGTGCTGTTTTTAATGTCAATAGACTCGTTAAATTCACCAAATTCGGGCATCAGATATTTATCATACATCTTTTTATTAACATTGACGCCCATAACTCCCCCTTTTTTTAAATTTTTCCACAAGTTCTTAAATGTCAGCATCATCACATCAGTAAACCATTCATCTTTACTATTTTTACGATCAAAATGGTCATAAAATTCTACATAATACGGTGGGGATGTTAACACTGTATCATAATCATATTTAGAAAAATCTACTTTTGAACTATCTTGATAGTTTACTTTTACATTTTCAAAATCTAAATCTGATATCATTTGTTCATAGGCAGGTTTTAAAGATATATTTGTATCAAAACCTACATAATTTAAACCTAAAGATGATGCACCTATAAGTCGTCCTCCCCAACCAGCATATGGATCAACTATAGCTTTTGAGTTATAACGAATATAGAATGTACGAGCTAAATTACTTTTAAAAAGTCCTATGTAGCCTCCTATGTAATTTTTGTAAAAGGCATAAAATTTAGAACATAAAGTAAGCCTATTATCATATTCTTTTGTTTTTATTTTTTCTAAAAGTTTATTGTATTTTTTTTGAGTAATAAGTGATAGTATATTACCTTCTTTATATATTTTCCAAAACTCATAAAAATTATGTGTATTACTCTTAACTCGTGTGTATAGAGTAAGTTCATTAAAGTAATACCAGTTTACTTTATTTCCAACTAATGATAACCTTTCTAACTGTGGTAAAATTTTTAATTTTTCATAATCTTGTTTGGCATCTTTAAAAGATATATTTTTAATATGTAATGCTATTTGAGATGGTGTATCACTTGGTAATTCATTTTTACTTTCTTCTGCTTCTTGATTAGATTCAGGTTCAGGTTCAGGAATAGGAATAGGTTCAGGAATAGGTTCAGGAATATCAGATAAAATAATATCTATTAACTCCTTTTTAGTTAATCGCATTAGATGTGAACGATTCATTTATTAATACGGCTTTCTTTTTAAATGGTAATTTAAAAATCAATTTTTAAATTGCTATTTAAAAAGAAAGCCATATTAATAAAAATGGAATTCAAAAACACAAATGAATTAGATTCTTATGATGTTATTCAAGCTTTTAAACAAGTGGATGATTGTGAAAACCTAGCCATTTTGTATTCAAGATATATTGAAATTAATGGATCACCAATAGGTTTACCACTTGATTCAAAACCTAAATCTGTAATCTTAAATATGTTGGCAATTTACAAACGAACTTACAAAAGAATGAATTAAATTTATAAAAACTAATTTGTTTTTATAAAATACCACAATGATTGGTCTAAAAAAGATTTACTAGAACATAATTAATCTGAGTCACCTGCTTCGTCTTTGGCTATCCTATCATCTATGTAATCCATAATGTTAAATTTGACGGTTGCTTCAGCTTCTTTACGAGAATCTATGTAACCCCGAACATCAAATTTGGGTTCCAATGGCTTCTTCGGTACTATACGGTTAAAGTCTTCAAAAAGCTTCTTATAATTTGCTATTTCTTTGTCTTTCTCCTTCAACCTAGTTAGTGCATCATCAAGACCTTTTGAAGACATCTCAAGAACAAAATCGTGTTTTGTCTTAAGTGCTTCATACAATGCCTTATAATCTTTTGAACCGGACTTGGAAGTCATTCTGTTATTTATTTATAATTTTGTTTTTAAATATCAATTTTTTTTTTTAACTTATCAACTGCTTGATAAGTTAACGATTGGTTTTTATTTTTAATTCTAAGTTGAAATCGGCTTAGTTTTTTTCGGATCAGAATTAAAGTTTGCAAATCTAATTATTTGAACAGTGATCGCATTCGTTATCAAACATTATTTCATCACATACTTTACAATATTCATAACAATATTTCTCCACCATGTAAAAATATTTTATTTTTAAATTATATAGAATCATATCAAACATACTGATAACTGACATTTATTTTTTAAATAGTTTTATAAATTTTAAGTAAATTTTATAAAATTTGAAGTAAATATTTATGATAAGGTAAACTGAAATTAAGGTTGATTAAAGATGTTTGAGACATCTTAAATGGGTCTACCTTCGTAATATTTTTCTACAATCTTTACATTTATTATCTTTTCTGTTTTTATGAGGTAATTTACATATTTCACATGTTCGTGTACTCATAGGAACAAATTTTTTTATACAACAATTACCTAATACTAATATTTCTAATTCATCATTTGTAATATAACAATTTTCAACTATAAGATGTCCACATATACAATGATTTTCGTGACCAATATTAAATGTAAAACTATCAGTTGGGAAACATATTTTAAAATAATTTTTATGTCTTCCTGTATCTCCACCGCAATATTTCCATTTACTATTTTTAATATCCTCATAAGATAAATTATATTTTTTTAATCCTTTTATAAATGCATCAGACATTTATTTCTAAATTTATTTTTTTAAATAGGTAAATTAAAAAATAAAGAAAAGCGACTTTTCTTAAAAGTTGAACGAAAAAAAAAGGATAAGCTGTTAGTAGTCTAAATAATACACTTTAGGGTTTTTCTAAAATCCAAAAGTAAAATTTTGAAGGTGTTATAGCTTTAGTGCTAAAAGTGGATGATTTCCTTTTTTTTTTATATTAAAAAAAAAAAAAAAAAAAAAAAATAAATAGAAGAGTATATATATATAAAAGAGTAAAAAAAATAAAAAAAAATAACCTTTTTTTTTTATTTTAAACTGAACTCTACTTGATTTTAGTTTTTTAAAAGGTCGGAAAAGTTTTTTTTTAATTGTGAGGGAGAATTAAGGTCTTATCTTGAACATATTCTCTAAAACAATTTTGTAGTTCATTATATGAGAACGAAAAACCTTCTTTTCTAATATCATTTATTTTTAACCGTTTTTTCTCTAATCCTAATCTTTCAAAATCTTTTACCAAATTAATACGAAGAGTTATTTTAGTATTACCCATTTTAATATTCCAACTTACGAAATCTGTATATATATCTTCTGCATGTTTTTTATAATCATTTTCGGGAGTTTTGCTCATACCCTCGTATAAATAATAAAGAAATTTTAGACTATATGGTAGTGAATTAATTTTTTGTTCATTTTTATATTCAGTAGATGGAATTAAACGAGGTGTATAATTAGAAATATTTTTAGTTGCATAGTAATAAAAAGCAGATCTAATCATATTAATATTATCCATCTCATCTTTAATTGCAGTATGATAAGGAATATTATTTGCCATATCATTTTCTGTTTTAATCATCATAAATCGTCTGTCAGATTCTTCTATATTTAAAATATTATCTTTATTAGTAAATCCTATGTAACGAGAGACATGGTCAAGTTGATATGAATCAAACCCTTTCGGTTCTATAGTTAAATATTTACATGTAATTTTTTCTTTGAGTTGGTCGTGTTTGTCTATATGCACACCTTTATCAGATATCTCATTTACTTTTGTAAGTAACTTTTTAGCAATAGAACTATTAAAGTTTTTAAGCAACGACTCCATCTTATCAATATGAACAACATTATCTGACCCAATCATTGCCTCTATAAAACTTATAAATAAATCTTTACCTGTTCCTTGTTTACCAGACAAAATAATCATAGAATCAGGTCTTTCTGATGGTTTTTGAACCATATGAGCAATATAATTATCTACATATTCAAAAGAAGAAGGTTCTTTTATACCATTGCATAGTTTATCTTTAAAATTTTTGAATATAAGACTATTTTCGTATAGAGTAGAATTAACTTGGACTCCGTCTATAGACGGAGTCCCCGAAGGTAAAACATCACAATGAGGAAATCCAGTAAATAAATTAAGACAGTCAGAATAACAAGGAACTTGAGAAATATATAAATATGGTTCAAATACTGCTTTTCTATAAGTTTTAAATAAATTAGTTATCATCATTTCTGATATAATATTAATAACTGGATGTTTTATAAATGTTCTTGGTTGTTCAATTAATTCAGATTTTTTAAATTTTTTCCCATTTTGAATTTCTTCTTGCTGTTGTTTATAAGCTTTTAAATTGTCTTCAAATGCTGGGTGAATTAATCTAACAATAATATTAAGAAAGCCACCGTCTTCTTTAAGTGTTTTAAATTTATTAATAGTATAAGAAGAAATATCTTTTTTAGAAGTTTTATCATATTCTTTAGTATATGTAAAAATAGCATTTTTACCACCATTGCAAATATTACAACAAACAGAATTAATAATATTATGTAAAAATTCTAACTTATAAGCATTTTGTTCGCTTAATTGAAATAATTTGGGGAATTCATGTATATAAGTAATTGGTAATATATTATTCTCTAAAAGTTTTTGTGCTTTATAACTCATTATTTTATATAATTTTATAATACAAAATTCATTATAAATTTTTAATTCGTCTGGAAAAATATCTTTATACCTATTATTTTGTCTTGCAAAATAATGAAGAGATTTAATAGTTAAATCTTTATATATTCCTATATAATTAGATATATTATTCCAAGTATTGTCAATATCTAAAGTAGAAGAATGTCTATAGTATGGAAAAAGTCTGTTAAAGTATCCTCTGATAGTTCTTGGTAACTCATCTTGAATACAGTTAAAAATAGTATATACTAAATTTCTCCAGTCACTATAGTTTAATTTATTTGTAATTTCAGAATCGCATATAGAAAGAGTTGTATTATCAATGGATTCAAGAATAAGATTAATAAGTTTTTCAATAGTAGTTAATGATAAATCAGAGTATTCTATAGGGTCAATTTTTTCATCAATAATAAATTCTTCATCCTCTTCAAGTGTAGGGTAGTATATTTCCGTTCCTAACATATAAGAAGCACAAAATAACCTACGATCGCATTTCTCATTATCTAATGAGAAATTAGGATATCTATAAGAATTTCTACCAACATCACTTGCTTTAGAGTGACCTAATATTCTAAAGTTTCTATTTTTAGAATAAATAGACTTATCAAAAATAAATTTAGGGTAAGCCTGTAATGCATATTTTTTAAATTTTTGAGTAAATTGTTTTAGTTCATCAGTATTTTTAAATTTTGTATTATTTCTAATAATAATATGAAGAGATATTTTTTCTGCTGGAGTATTTACACGGGTTGGATCATCAGTTTTTTTGATTAAAAAATCATTTCTACGAAGAGGAATATTTTTATAATATTCTTCTTGAAAATCTAATCGTGCATCAATAAAATCATCTATTACCCTATCATAAGATATGTTGGTACCATCATCGTTTAAAAATGATGATTTAGTATAATCTCCGTCTATATCATAAACTTCAACTAATTCATCAGTAAACATTTCATACATATTTAATTCATCTTGATTAAGTGTTTTTTCATATTCTAAAAATTCATTAATATCAGTAAACGATGTATATTTTTTTAATCCTTTTTTAGAGTTATGATATACATTATCACAAGAACAATAAAAAGTATGCCCTTTAGCTTTTGCATCAATAAACATTAGTTCCTGAGGTTTAATTTTTTTACCATCTATGATTGCAGATTTATAAAAGTATTGATGTGTCATTTATATAAAGAAAGATATTTTTTAAATAGGTAAATTAAGAAAAAAAGAAAATCATCTTTTTTCAAAAGTTGACCGAAAAAAAAAGGATAAACTGTTAGCAGTCTAAATAATATACTTTAGGGTTTTTCTAAAATCCTAAAGTAAAATTTTGAAGGTGTTATAGCTTTAGTGCTAAAAGTGGTTGATTTCCTTTTTTTTTTATATTAAAAAAAAAAAAAAAAAAAAAAAAAATAAATAGAATAGTATATATTTAAAAATTTTAAAAAAAATAAA